TTTACCTCGGGACAATGTGTAGATAGAGCGTGCACCAATAAGTCTCTTTTTTTACAATAAGATCTTCTTAGGTTTAATATATGTTGATCAAAGTTCAACTTAGTCAATAAATCTGCAACCACCAATTGCAAAAAATACGATGTGGTCATATCAGTGATTTTTTTAGCCGCAACCAGTTTATTGATAATATAAGGCTCAGCAATTATGTAAGATAAACGTATACCAGGATTGAGTATTTTAGAGAATGATCCTAGATAAACTACTCGTGCTGGATCGATGTTCCTTAAAGCGATGTTTTTGCCTTCAAAAGAAATATCGGCGTAGGCTGCATCCTCAATTACCAAAATATTTTTTTGCTGAGCCATTTTCATAAATGATTTTCTTTGTTGTTCTGTCCAACACCTCCCAGTGGGATTCTGATAAGATGGTTCAACATATGCTATTTTAAATATGCCGTCGGGGACTACACCTACGTCCGGCATGCCTGTTATGTCTGCCATGGCCCAAGTAAATGCATCTAATGCTCCACTGTATGTGGGAGTCTCGACCAGGACTGGATCTCCGGCATCGATAAAAATCTTAGTGATAAGATCAATGCTTTGCTGGCTACCACTGGTTATCATTACTTGTGCGCTGTCAACTCCGTGGTGCTGTGTTATCCAGTCTATCAACTCGGGACAACCCTTTGCTGGTCCGTATTGGAAAGATAGGTATTGTTTGTTGTGTAATACTTTAGTCACCGAAGATTGAAAATCGTCAATGGGCATTAACCCCAATGCTGGACTTCCGCTGGAAAGGTTTATAGTGCCAGTGGGTAGATTTCCCGAAAACTCTGAAACCGATGATCGATTAAAATTTTGTGCCCGAGACGAAAATGCTATCACTTAAAAGATTCCCTTATACTTTTTTCGTCCCAGCCGTGACTACGAGCAAGTTCTTTGATGTCATTGTCATCATTGATGCTACACATTAATGATATTTCTTCTTCATTTAGTTCGGGCATCAATTTCCTTAATACTTTGGCCGATTTATTTTGGCTTTCTTTTTTCTTGGGAGATATCCAGTGATGGGATTGAACTCCCATACCAGGACTCACAGTGGTTGACATCAACCACTGCAATTTTTTATGCTGTGAGGTTGAAATATCAAAAAAACCTTTGTTGAGTTTTTCGTTGGCGCTCATAAGGTAATAACTCTGCAACATAGGATCACCGCTCACACATGAGCTCCAGCGTATCATGAGATAAGGTGCAAATTTCTTCTTTTCCTCTTCGGTCATGGCATCATAGTAATCGCGATCCTTGCGATCCAATGCTGACATTTCATTCTTTATGTTTAATCGATCCATTTTCTCTACTCAATTCATAAATGATTATAACACGATCCAGAGCGTCTTGTAAAGCTGGATCGGTTTTAGCGGCACGGCGAATTTCACCCCAAAGCCGTTCTTCTTTGATCGAATCTACCCGATTTTTAGCATTGACACTTTGCCCTACCAACCAACGTTCCTGCTCACCTGCGTATCTGGCATAGATCGTTTCACCATGATCAGGACTTTCGTAAATGATGTCAGCGCCAGGCTTCAGATTACCCATTGCCAAGTACCTTCTGCGCAGCATCGGTGATGAAATATCTTCCTATGTAACGATCCTGGAATCCCTCAATCACTGATCTATGCAATGGCAAGCACTCAAGATCGTAATACTCGAGTGATTCAAACACACAGTTATTGTTAAAGGTGCTGGCAAAGTAAATCTGTGGCACCGGAACACGCTTTAAGCAATCATGAACAAACTGATGATGCAAATGTCCGTAGTCTCCGTCGCGATTATGTGTGACTATGAGATCAAACAGACCAGCCCGATCCTGTAGTTCTTCCCTGGCTTGTTTGACGTCGAAACTGATTGTCTGTGTTTCCATATCCCGATAGTCATCGACAAATCCACAAAAATGTGTGGGTATCAAATACTGCGCCCAGAATTGTTTCATCTCCTGAGCACGGGGATCTTGATCTTGATAAGTGAGATAGACGATACTCCAATCAAAGTTTGGGTACTTGCGCATCAGAGGCCACGCGAATATCACACAATCATCGGGATGAGCCACTACTACTCCGACACGCATTTACCAAACCTTGCTGTAGTTGATCACTTCGTTTTGCCGACCAATGTCTTTGACAAAAAAAGCGCACAAAGGTTTTTCTACATCGGACTCCAATGGAATAGCCAGCAGTTGCCCACTTTTGAGTTTTGGAAAGTACCATTTGACATCAGGATAGATATCAATGATCTCCACCGGATGGAATTCAGGCCTAAAACTTGATATAGGGTTGAATGTAAACACATTGAATCCTCGATCGTTAATCGACGTCAGTGGTACCACTTCTAGATCCCCAAGGTCAGGTTCACCAATTAAGATTTGCCAGTCCACTGGCATCTTGATCACATGATTTCCAATCCTTAATACCAAGGCTGGACTGTTAAAACTCTCAAGAAAGATCAACGGTATATAAAAGTAATCAGGATCTTTGGGATCACTGTTATCCAACACACAGAATCTCAGATCCTCAACTTCGTCGGGAACTTCGTTCATCTCAAAACTGCGATTTTCTAAAGTCAGTATTCTCATGGTCGTATTCCAAATCTTTCTGTTATTATTTTATAGTAAACATCTGCGAGATATGTTTGGCTGCTTGGGCTGCCATGGTAACCAGGATCTTCTCCCTGAAACGGCCACTCATTGGTGGCATAGGCCGGTGTTTCTTTGTAGTCTAATGTCATATAGTGATCGGGTAGCACCGATGGGAAAGCTTCTCGCACAGTATCGCTGGTCCAAATGTTACAGGCAATGTGCAAAAACGGCACTCCAGCATAAAACAGTTGCATGATCCCGTCGCGTATGATCCATTCATCTTGCTGACGCTTCCACTCGCTGTCGTAGAGATAGTTAATCCAAGTTTTGACAGCCTTTTGCGTATCTCGATCTATCTTGGAACTGCGATATGGGTGATCATAGTTCTCGGCTAGGCTGAATATGGTCTCGCAGATCATGGTATAAGGATTATTGCCGTAATTGACATTGTTGATGCCCACTGTGCGATCATAGCCATTGAGATGTGCTGTCTGTAGATGCTGTTGTAGAGCATTGTTCCAACCTTTCCAATCGTCGTCGCGGAAATCGTAAGGGGCAGCCCGGGAAGGAATTTCTGTTCTATCGTGAAAAGTAGGTGCAATGATAGCGAAGTCGGGTTTCTGTCTTAGTACTTCATCAATCTGTACACGAATACCTCCGTTACTACATCCTTGCCTGGCCAAGATCTCTACGTCCCAGCCCAGTTTCTTGGCCAGCACTTCTCCGTAGGCTGTATCTACCAACTCAGGAAATTTGGCGCTAGCCGGTGCACTGAAACTGCAACCACAGACTATGAGTTTCTTTTTCAATTTAATATTTCCAATCTGCTTTTTCTATGGTGAAAGGATAGTTGGCTTCGCGATAGAACTGCTTGCGTTTTGTCAAGTGTCTTTTTGCAAATTTGCATGTTGATGTGATATCCCAGATCTGCACAAAGTCTTTATCTTCGGCTTTTCTGATACCTCGACCAATGCTTTGTATCACTCGAACAAAGCTCTTGCCAGGCTCAACTAATACCAAATTGAAAATCCTAGGTATGTTAATGCCAACAGCGGCAACGCCATAAGTGGCCACAATGATTTTGCCATCACTGACAGCGACTTCGTCATATTCTTCCTTTCGGTCCTTGGCCTTGGTGGCGCCGCTGACGAATACAGCTGAGTCCCCCAACCTCGTCACTAACTCTTTTCCGCTGGCGATACGATCCACTAACACCAAGGTGTTGCCTGTTTCGTTTACAGATGCGATCAACCGGCTGATGTAATCTAATCGCTCGGGCGTTTCTACTAGATATTTGAGCTCGCTTTGATAGTTGGTATACTCGCTGTGGTCAACAAGCTGTACTATATTTACATGACAGTTGGCTAGGTGCCCGGCTTCTTGGAGCTCGCTGGCACTGAGACGACCTACTACATTACCTAGGCTGCAGAAGATACTGATCTTCTCGTAGTCTTCCTTGGGAATGGTTCCGGTGAGTCCCCAACGTATTGGAATGTGACTCATGATACCTGTCAGCAAAGTCTTGAGTGCGTCGGCTTTGGCCATATGTACTTCGTCAACAATGATGCAAGCCACCCCTTCAATGAACTCACCAATGGTGCAATCCGCGACACCATTCTTGGTATTCTTAAGCAACACATTAAGGCTTTGCCATGTACAGATGGTGTGTTGATGCCCCCATTCTTTCCTGTCGCCAAAGTAAACACCCACATCCAAGCCAAGATTTCGATAGTCATCTTCGGTCTGTGTGACCAAGCTCTTGTTGGGTACGATCACGATACTACGACCCAAGTGCTCCACGCTCCGACTTAATGCCGCTGTCATGATAGTTTTGCCAGCGCCTGTGGCCACTTCTTGCACACTTTGCGGATTACTCAAGAAGTTATTGATGATTTCAACTTGATAGTCACGCAACAAGATAGGTTCGCCGGCTCGAGGATGAGTAGTAGGCCACTTGGTAGCCTCAAACGTAGTTTCACACACCTGTTGGAATTCAAAGTTTGTTGAATATTCGCGCAAATCTTCGACTTCAATGTCGTAGCCGGCTTCCTCTATCATGGGAACGATCTCAGGCAAGAGATTGATGTAAGTGCTGCCACCCAACTGGAAAAAGGCCACACGTCCATCCCACCGTCCCAGTCTGACTGCAGGCAGATATCTCGCTCCCGGAATCTCAAATTTGAATCGATCTACCAAGCGTTTGCGAGTCGTAAGATCCAGTCCTTCAATCTTGACATTGACTTCGTCACGTATGTAGAGTTTGGCCTGCATAGTTTCCTTGTTCAGATGTTATTTTTTTGACTTGTTGCGGATTTTTAATATTATATACTCCTACCGAAACATAAACAACCTTTTCAGCACACTGAACCATCATTTGTCGATCACCACCTACTATCATGCCCGACGTGCTTATCATCAGGGGAACTTTGGCAAGATGTCTGTGAGTGAGCGGACGGATCGTGTGTATTACTTGAGCACGATCGTCGATATGATTCTTGTCTTTGTCGCTTTTTATCTGGAATATTTTTGATTCCTCGAAGCATTTTTTGGCGGCCTCTAACCATCGTTGCGAAAGATCTGTTTCGTAAATCACCAAAGGAAATCGATCAGTCAGTGTCGCATACCGTTTAATCACTTCCAGGGTTTTTACAAAATCGTGATTTTCATAGATAACTAACCTCTCTGATAAAAGATCTTTGATATCAGAACCATATTGTGTTTCAAGATACCGTTGCAGTCCTTGATCTATACTATAACCCAGTGTCGAAGACAAGTCGCATAACGGCACTAAATTATCAAAGCATATCTCTCCGACATTGTTGTTGATATACTCGAGCATGGAATCTGGAGCATTATTTATTTTTAGCTGACCTTGATCTGTAGTCAGCTCAATTGAAAAACCTTGCTGTTCTACTTGGTTTATTTCCTGCATCAGCGACCGTGCTTTCTCGTCAATGGCAAATCCATATTTTTTAGACCAGGTTGTGGCCCAATTGAGGTTGTATTCCGTCAGCGCCAAACGCCATCTTTTAATATCCTTGTCCCAGCGGCAATGTCCATGGCTGCTCTTAGCAAACTCTCTCAGCTGATCGATCATTGATTGATCATAGGGAAATGCCAGCATTATCTCGTTGCCATCTATCACAAGTTCCTGCGTCCTGTCAATGATCCGAAACGGTATCCTGAATCTGGGATTAGAGACAGGGGATACATCAACACCAAGAGACTGTAATTGTCGGCGATACTTGAGTATTAATCTCACAGCCAATGCTCCTTGCGATGCTGTGAGTGCTTGATTCTGACTAACGCTGTCGCTCATTGAGTCTAGTACCGACACATCATATCTAGCGAGATTGATTATGGGGTCAAACCAACCCAATCCTGCCGGTTTCAATGTTGCAGGATCGCGAAGTCCTGCAATCACTTCAAGGTAGTCCTCGACATGGTCATATTTGTGCATGCTGTAAGTGTACGCTGACTTTATAGAAAAAGTCAATAAAAAAACCCCGGACTGTTACCAATCCGGGGAAAAAACAGGTGCGTGGCTAGGAGCTAGACAAGGGTGCCACGACCCGTGGTCGGCTTATGCCGATTTCATGCAAGTGACTTGGGCCATGGCTTTCCATTTTAACGGAAAACTCTTGCGAAGGTCAGCCACTTTGATGGCCATACGCAGACTCATTTCACGGAATCGATTTTTGTTTTCTTCCAGGAACCCAATGATCTCGTCCTGGGCGCACTGATCAAAATCATACTCGTCAAACAAGGCACCATCTTTGGCGATTTGTTTGATACGGAGCACTTTGTCACGCATGGTGTCCAGCGTGAGATCTAGATAGTGGCAACGACTTTGGAGAGCGTCCAAGTGGTCGCGGAGTTTCTGGCTCTTCATCTGATCAAACTTCAAGTTGGTGATGAAGATCACTGAGCCTTTGAACTCGAATTGATCGGGCACACCTTCGCGACGTAGCAT